GAAAAAGATCCGTGACGAAATTAAGGAAGCTATGGTTGCTGCCGCGCATGCCGCAGGTGCCGGACGGGTGCCAGCAGGTGTAGCTCGTATGATTTCCGATTTTACTGAACCCAAAATGGATTGGCGTGAAATGTTACGCATGAATATTCAAAGTATGCTCAAGAGTAATTTTAGTTTTAGTCGACCTAACCGTAAATCACAACATTGCGGGGCTATCCTGCCCGGCATGATGAATGAAGAAACTATTGATGTATCGGTTGCTATTGACATGTCTGGTAGTATTTCGGACAAACAAGCTAAAGACTTTTTAAGTGAAGTTAAAGGTATTATGGACGAATACGTAGACTTCAAACTTGATTTGTGGTGCTTTGATACAGAGGTATATGGGTATAAACAATTTACCGGTGATACAGCTGACGAAATTATGGAATATAAATGTAAAGGTGGCGGTGGAACTGCATTTGAAGCCAATTGGGAGTTTATGAAAGATCAAAATATTGAGCCAAAACGCTTTATTATGTTTACTGACGGGTATCCTTGCGGTAGTTGGGGTGACGAAGATTATTGTGAAACCCTGTTTATTGTTCACGGAAATGACGCCATAATTGCGCCATTCGGCCAGACTGCACACTATAAATAAAGTTGGTATATTATGGCCTTGAGTAGAGGTACAGTTAATCCGCTTAATGTACTAGGTGTAAGAAAGTTAAATTTTATACCTATACATTTTGCGAGAACGTTTACAAGTAATACAAAAGAGATGAATAACATTGAAGATTGGATTTATACAAATTTAAACAGTAGATATTGTATAAAGAAGAATCATAAATTGGACAACAACAACAAAATTACAGAAATATGTGAGATTGGAATTGAAGACCCAAAAGAAATTACAATGCTATCATTATCATGTCCATACTTACTAAAAAATACATAGGAGACTTAAATGGAAAATCAAGAAACTCAACCCACAGCACCTGTTGCACCCGCCGAACTTACAGTAACTGATCTACAAAATATTAGATCTATCATCGATGCCGCAAGTCGTAGAGGGGCGTTCCAGGCTGCAGAAATGTCCGGAATTGGCGCTGTTTATAATAAATTAGATGCATTTTTAAATTCAATTGCACCCGCCGGAACAGAACAACAACCGGAACAGCCGCCCGCTGTTTAAAAGGAGAAAAATATGAAACATGTAGGAAAAATGAAAAACAACTCGGCAAGGGTAGCAGTAGCTTACCGAACATTGCCAGGAGATCCTAATAGCTGTTTAGTTATTGGAACCCAAGGACTTGGAGACAGTTATCACGATACTTTGATGAATGTCATTGAAAGCGATAACGGACAACAGGCCAATGAACTTGCAGATATTCTTTCGTCTCGTCGATTCCCAGATGGTAGTAATATGTTGGGTTACCTACATAACGGTGGTCACCTTGTTAAGGTAAAAACTACTCAAGTTAACATGACTCCCGATTCTCAAACTGTCATTGGCCTTGACGAACTTAATAAAATTATTGCAGAACAGAAAGGCATTACACTCGAGCAGTTAGCCGTATCAGATGGGTCTAAAACACCAGTAGCAAAGAAAAGTTCAAAAATTATCGATGGATACGTTAACCCAGAAAGTACAACAGTTGCTCAATCAACCACAGGAGATTTTGATCTATCTCCGTCAGAGTTGCGCTCACGTGCAGATACATTGTTTAAGCAAGCACAGGTACTACGTAAAAAAGCAGACGAATTAGATCCTCCAAAAAAGAAATCTAAAGAATCTAAAGTTATTGCAGAATAATGTCAATTTCTGAAAAAGTCTATTTAGACGCTCTAAAAGATATTCTAGAAAACGGAGAAGACCGGCCGGATAGAACTAACACTGGTGTGATTAGTAAATTTGGTTTACAGATGCGCTTTGATCTCAACGAAGGCTTTCCTGCTATTACTACAAAGAAACTAGCATGGAAGGCCTGTGTAAGCGAACTACTTTGGTTTATCGAAGGTAGTGGTGATGAGAATCGATTAAAAGAAATTCTACACGGTGAGCGGTATACTGACAAGAAAACAATCTGGAGCGATAACGCAAATGCTCCGTACTGGACTGATAAAAAGTTAAAAAGAAGTGCAGGAGATCTTGGAAGAATATACGGGGTACAGTGGCGCAGGTGGCGTAAACCGTTAATACGCATTAACACAGTTGCTTTACAAAATCACGATCAACTGCTTGAATTAGTTGCAGGATTAAAAGCTGATCCTTATAGTCGACGCCATATTATTACAGCATGGAATCCGGGAGAACTTGAATTAATGGCCTTGCCGCCTTGCCATATGATGGCACAATTCTATGTTAGTAACGGTAAATTAAGTTGTCAAATGTATCAGCGTAGCGCAGATATGTTTTTGGGAGTGCCGTTTAATATTGCATCTTACGCATTATTCACACATATGCTAGCACAAGTATGTAATTTAGAAGTCGGCGACTTAATAGTTACATTAGGTGACGCACACATTTATAAAAATCATATTGCTCAGGTTAAAGAGCAGTTATCAAGGGCACCAAAGGTGTTACCTACATTACAACTTAATTCAGATATAAGTGTAATTACTCACTTTACCATGGACGATGTTGAACTAGTTGGCTACGAAAGCCACGATGCTATTGCGGCACCGATGGCTGTTTAGATTTTAACTTCGATTACACCAAAGCCTTCGGAAGAGAAATCTTCGAGGGCTTTTCCTATTACAGAACCGGGATGTATTTCTATCTGAGTTAGATTAACAGAACAAGCATATCCCGGATGCCCGCTTGCTATCATTAAGTCACCCTTTTTAACAGGCCCATAAATTTTGCAAGGAACACGGCCTTTTAAGGCAATATAGGGGTGGGTTTTGTCATTTCCAGCATTAGAATTTAACATATATGCAGGGGTTGTAGACACGATCCCTGCAACTGCTGTAGTAGCATATACATTAGAAATAGTAACTTCTTTATCGCCACCTAACATTAATACAGTTCCAGATTCATATTCGGCATCGGCTTCGTATCTTTCAGCAATGTCAGCATAGGTTGCCTGCATTGTAGAGCCTGCGGTTAATTGCCAAGCACCATCAATGTATCCCGCTGTTGAGGGCGTTCCTGCACTTATATACGCAATATTATCTAATCGTGTTATATTTCCTGCAACAAGACTAATGTCGGCAGTCTTTACATAATCGCTGGCTAGCGAGCCGTTGAGTCTTACTGCATCAGCTGCCGTTCCCCAAAAATATGTATTATTATTACTAGATACCCCAGTAGCAGGATCGGATCCTATTAAAGTAACTCCGCTAGTAACTGTTGAAAATTGAGAGACAACTGGATCAGTTGTGTTTACCTTAAACGAGTAAGGTGAAACAATCACAGGAACTGTGTCTCCAACAGCAAGTTTAATTACATCATATACGACATTTATAGAAGATAGTATTTGACTTGTGCCAATGCCGGTGCCAGCAGTAATAGAAGACCCTGCGCTAGAACTTGCCGAGGTTGTTCCGCTTATAGCTACTAATGAGTCTTCGTATTTTAACCATAACTTTTTTGTACTGCTATTAAACCAAAATTCGCCATTTGATAGTGTAGACGGAGCAGATGTTGAAATAGTAATTGCAGGAAGTTGATTCCATTGAACGCCAGTATAGTAACGAATCTTTTTATTAAGAGAGTCGTACCATATTTGTCCCGCAAGAGGTTTAGCGGGTGCCGCACTATTTGAAAAATTTTCTAATAGCTTAACAAGATTTTCGTTAACTACTTGACCGTATCCTGCATAGTTTTTGCCTACTAATTGCAAATCTGTAGTAAGGTTAAGTGAACCATCTTCAACAGTGGTTAACTTAACTCCATTTGTCTTATATAACGTATAGGCCATCTATAACTCCAAAAATTAAACAACTTTCATAATATAGCATAATGCATAAAAAGGATTAAGTATATCAACTGTAGCAGAACCTACAGTATTTGTACCACCAGCAAATGAATGAGTATGTGTTTGTGATTCATCGCCTGTAGAAAACGTATGTGTGTGGTTACCATTGGATGTAGTTTGCCATAATTGGCCGCCGCCACCACCTACTGATCTAGCATCATATCCAAATCCACCAATTGAGTTTGCAGTCCAACCGGCAGCACCGTTGGCAAAAGATAATTGGTCATCACCTGGATACGCATGTTGGTGGGTACCACTACCGGCGGTAGTTCCGCCATGTGAGTGGCTTCTATTATTATTATCTGTAACAGCATCAAATGTATGACTATGAGCCACTACTGTGTTAATTGAAGATCTGCCCCCAGTTACCCTAGGTGCCCAAGTTGAACCTGCGCCCATAACAAATTTATCTCGAAGATCTGGAGTAATATATGCTCCTTGAGCTCTTCCATCGCATAATGCCCAACCTGCAGGAATGTTGCTAACAGTACCGTACCACATTATAATAGCACCAGCTGGAAGGATAGCATGAACAAATTCTGTTGTAGCAGGTGAGGTAGATCTATCTGACAATACCGGGGTAGTTGTTGTAGAAAATGGACCAAGTGAAGTAAATCCAGTAGCCGTCTTTACAAGGAGTTGGTTGTTAGCTGTATTGAACCATAGTTGTCCTTTAAGAGAATTAGGCGGTTCAAAAGCAGCCGCAAAATTTTCTACTATTCTTATTTGATTTTGATTAAATGATTGTCCAAAGTTTGAAACATTTTTACCTATCAATACAAGCGGAGATTTAGTGTTGTTTGTTTCACCAACTTGTAAATCTATAAGTAATGATCCGTCTGATTTTCTTATTTGATATGACATTTACTATTCCTTAACTAACATCTCGATACCATCTCCAAATTTTTGGAGGGCCTGCATCTACTCGGAATTCTTTAACTGAGTAGGTATATGTTGCGGTAGTAGCAAATGCATCAGTTTGAGCACCAATATTTGTAATAGCACTCACAGCGTTACCGGCAGGATAGCTCATTACCAATGTAGTAGTTGACAGTACCGTGATTGCCCTTGCAGGCACAGCAATAGAATTATTTGCACAGAGTACTCGTGCTCTGTAACCTAACGGAAGATCATATTGAGCCTCTGTAGGATATTCCGGAGGAATAGTATTAATTGGCGGTGTTAGGAGATTAAGTAGGGTAGCAATTTCTAAATTTGGATTAACCATTTTAGTAATATCTATCGTAATTACAAACCCCTTTAAAACATTAATTGCCTGGGCGTCTAATACATACTGCACCGTGGCCGCATCAGTAGCAACAGTTGAATAACCTACGTTTTTAACTCTTTTATTTGTTATATCAACACCACCGTTAGTACTTGATAACATTAAATCTACAAGTTTAACAATAGGAGTAGCTCCTAAAATAGGAGAAGTTGTAGTTAATGAACTTAAAGAACGAACAGTAAATTGTGTACTACTGGTAATTTTATCAACTTGGTAAGTATTATTATACCCAGCATCAATTATACCATCAAGTACAACAGTTGTTCCGGTGCTAATAATAGGAATAGATGAATTAGTTACAATAGTAATTGTAGAATATGCCGGCAACGCAGATGCATACACATTGTTGACCCTGAATACTGCATCGCTTGCAGTAATGCCATTTCCTTTAATAAGGACATTTGATACAGTTAACTCTGTTAAAACTCCAACTCTTTGTAAGTTTGATGAAACAACCGTTGATCCGATGGTACTAGAATTAATAACTAGTACGCCTGCACCGCCTCGATAACTACTGGTAGTACCGACTTCAATATTAATGCTAGATACCCAAGATTCTTTTGCTTTACTATATATAAATGTTTTATCAATACCGGCTTTAAGCGTTATACCTCCACCGTCCGAATCTGTATCAGATGTGCTTCCATATGCAAGCTCAATGTTTTTATCGTCAATTCTAGTGATAACTGATAATCGTGTTGTAAATGTTCCCGAGACAGTTAAGTTCTTTGTAACAATAATGTCACCATTAAAATAAGAATTACCTTCTACATGTAAATTTGTAATTGGAGATTCTGTATTAATACCTACCCTGTCGCCTTTGGCTGCAAGACTTGTTACAGCAGTGTCTTGACCTCCGGGATTTGATTTCATTGTGATAAGGCATAATGCACTATCAACAATATGATTTGTTACATTAGGTCGACGAGCGTTAATTGGACCGCCGCTTGATATGGACAGATCTGCATAAGCGCCTACCCAGATACCTGCATCATTAAGTAATGAAAGATTACCTGTCCCTTCTATTAGCTGATTACTATTTGAAGACTTTAACAAATATTGATTTGGAAATATACCTGCAATTGCAGTTGCATTACTTGCAGTACCTGCAAATCGAATATCAGGAATACTAGTGTTTAATGTTAAACCGATACTTATCCCACTCATTCCTTGATTAAGAACAGTAGGGACCATTGAAAAAGATGATGTGCTTAACATCCCCAGTAACACATTATTACTGTAAATAGAAGTAACTGTTTGTGTATTACCAAACACATCATTAAAAGATTCTACAACAAATCCAGACCGTCCTTTAGTCGTTGGATATATAGGTCCTGCAAGCGTACTGGTTGCGCCGTCAATAGTAAAATATAGTTGGCTAGTATCACTATCGATCCATAGATCACCTTGTTTAAGGCCGCCTGGCTGACCTTGACTTATAAAAGCTGTTGATATGTTTTCAAAAATTCCATTTAAGGTATAAACTTTTAATCGGCCGTCGGCTTTACTATACCATAATTGTCCAGTAAGCGGAGCTCTGGGCTGGTATATACTAGCAAAATTCTGTAATATATTAACTAAATTTGTGTTTAATGCTGTTCCGTAAGCATCTGTATTTTTACCAATAAGTGTAAGACTTGTAGTTTTAATATCTGTTGTACCATCTACTAAATTAAGTAGTACCGTACCGTCTGCGTTTTTAATAGTGTATGCCATATCTTAAAACTTTATAAAATAATTTATAGTATTAGGTACAAGATTATCTGTTACCATTAACGGAATTGCTGGCAACGCAAATTCAGTTGCCGACCCGTCTCCAAATTTATTTCCTATAATATCATATAGATTCTTATAAGACAGTTTAAGAACAAGTGATCCATCACATACTAACCACCCATCAGGTGTTGCAGTTCCTGCAAACGGTAAAATCATACCTGTTGCAACCATTGAGAATGATGTTGATGTAGTTGAAAAATTATCTGCATATACTGTTCTAAACGGTTTGTTAGCCGAGCCAATGTCCCAATTATGCGAACTATTTGGTTCAAGGGCAATACCATTTGATCCACTTTGTCCAAGTGTTGTTTTTCCAACTACTGTTAATTTATCGCCAACAAATACAGCATTTGTTACCGTAAGTGCTCCGCTAATTTTTGTGCCGCCTGTTACAGACAACGCTTCGACGTCTGCAGAGGTAATTGAAGTTTTACCAACTATCCTTGCATCACCATTAACATCTAAAGTTTTTGTAGGTGCATTATTATTAATGCCCATTCGTTGAGTATTGCCATCAACTGAGACTATTTGTTTTAGCAAACCACTTTTAACAATAGACAGATGTATTTTTGCACCGCTAGTTCTGTTTGAAAGTACTGCATCATTTCCTTGTCTTTCCAATAGCACCGTTTGTGTTACTGCACCTATTCTTAATCCTGCATTACTTGAAATATTAATAAAACCTTGAATTGTCCTTGAAGATTGTCCTGCAACATCATTTCTTAAGAAGCTATCAGCTGGTATAGGTTCAACAGCCTCGGAAACTTGAAGATTAAGTGCAGAATTAGATAGGCCAATTAATTTTGCCTGAACTGTACCAAATGTTCTTGTGCTTACATTAAGTCCCGGATATAATGTAGAAAATCCTAGAATAGAAGGATTAGGAGTAAACTGATCCTGTGACACTATGGTGATAGCATTGTCATTTACGTAACTGATAACAACGGTATGGTAAACAGCATTCTGTCCCAAATTATCTAAAATTTGTTCTACATAGATACCGTTCTTTAAACCACTTGTAGTTGTTGGTCCAATTAAAATCCAAGATGTACCATTCCAGATTTTAACCTGGCTAGTGGAAGTAGCTACCCATACATCGCCTGTTTTTTTAAATTGTGGTTCTTCACTCGTTTGATGTACACCGTTAGCAGGAAACCAGTTTGCACCGTCATATACTTTTAAAATTTTATTAGTTGGAATACTAGTATCATACCATAACTGCCCTTCAACTGGTGCTAAAGGAGGAGCTGTATTTGCAAAACTTTCTAAAATATGTAAGAAATTTTCAGCAACCGATTGTCCGTAACCAGATGCATTTTTTCCTACTAAATTAATACTGGTGACATGATTAATAGTGCTATCAGCTACTATAATAGGATCTTTTGTAAGGTTTGTATATGATACTGAATACGACACTATTATGCTCCGCTAGATAAACTTTGCACCCTAATAGTGTAGTCTATCTGAATTAATCTGTTTAGAGATTTCTGAACAGGGTGAAAGATAACATGAGTTAATAATAACCCTGTATTTGGTCCGTTTGAGTTGTAGCTTTTAAGTCCCAACTCGTCAAAAACATATGCACCGTCTTGATTAGTTGCATTATCAAATGCAGATTGATCGCTTGGTTCTCCAAAATCTAGTAAACAACTCACTAAAACATCGCTATAATTAGTACCAGCAACATGCCGAACTTCCATAAAATTTCTACTAGGGTCGGTTGCATTAGAATTTCTTGCATCAACAATTTTATAATAAGTTTGATTATATAGTGCGGCGGCGCTGCCTGTAACGTTTGGAGTAAGGTATGTGATAATTCCTGTAGGGTCAATTCTGCTACCGCCGTTGCCAAAGGCCATTTCTGCAATGACACCTGACTCCTGATTGCTTACTCCGCTAGCTAATGCAATACTAAAATTTTCATAGTGGATAGCATTACGTTTATCCACATAAACTTCATTAGTTTCTGGATTAAAAATTTTAATATGGCCTTGTAATCTTACATTGCCTTGCTCGTTAGGCGGCGTTTTAGGTTCAGTTTTAACTTGATTTTCTAAATTTTTATTATTTTCCATAGTGATATTTATCCGATTAAATTAGTATCATAAACTACCTGTGCATGGGTTTACTGAGAGCTTGGACCAAAACGATATACTCTAGGGCGAGGATACACTTGACCAGAAGTAAGCCTGTAAAGAGTATTAGATCTTGGATACATTAATCCATCAACTGGTCGCTCACGTTTGTACTTAAGGTATAAATTAGGCGCACCTTGCAAATCAGAATTATCAGCTGGATAGTTTCCGCTATCACTCATACTATTAGTTTCTCCGTATGTTTGTAAATATTTTAACATATCGGCTTGATTAAATTTAGGATAAGTTTCTGTTACACAAGCAATTACTCCTGCTACTTGAGGACTGGCCATACTAGTTCCACTTATTTTTGAATGAGAACGATCAGTATTTCTATAGTCATAAGTACCTCCCCAAGAGTTAAGATTATTAACAGAACTTATAATGTGAGTACCTGGAGCGAATATGTCAATATTAGGACCGCAGTTACTGAAATCAGCTTTATATTCAGCTGAAGTGCTGTCCGATGCACCAACAGTTATCATATATGAACCGGGGCTATGGCCGCGACCATAATAATTTAAATATGGACCGCCGGCATTATATGTGAATAAAATATAGTCTCCATACGACAAATCTAAAGCTGATCTTGTGCCGCGCATTCCGTCATTTCCGGCTGCACCTATTAGAATAATTCCTGCGGCAATGCAATCATTAACATCTGCTTCTACACTGCTAACTAGGATTGGAAGTATAACTTGGTCTACACCTGTATCAGGATCAACAGTAAGACCGAACCCTGAATTTATACAATTTTGCTTTGTTGGATTATCAGTTATAACTCCTCGATGTGAAAGTTTTTGTATATCTGATACATTGATACTGATAATATTACCCCAACTACAATTAACTATTGTTGGATTTTTTAATCCTGTTGCAGGGTTGATGGCTTTTTGTAAATGAAATTGTCTAATATAATCAAAATGGAAGTCACCGGTAGCATTAGCATTTGGGTTCGAAGCGTATGGGTTTATGTTGTATATAGTGGCATCTCTTGCCCATCCTTGAGTGTTACCACACGCAGTTCCGGCTACATGCGCTCCGTGATTATTTTCTGCATTAGTGGTATTGAGCACATTAAAATATGGCGTATATGTATACACTCCAGCGGCTGTTCCTTTAACTTCGGGAAGATATGTAAACCAATTAAATTGATTAACTCGACTTCCACCAGTTCCATCCGAATTAACTGCATACTCCGGATGAGTTGGATCAAAATGGCCGTCAGATATAATTACATCTACATTTTTTCCGCTTGATGTTGTAGTAACTGTCCCTGACTTATTGGCAGTATTATTAGATCCCCAACCTGTTATCTGCCCAGTAAGAGTGCATCTATATAGCCCCCAATTTCGATGTCCGTTGTTTATAGTATTGCTTTTATCCCAGTACGGAACTGTTTGAGAGAAAAACGGTCTTGCTTCAATTCCCCGTTCGGCCATTGATAATTCAACTGCTATTATTCTAGGATCTTTTTTTAATTCTTCTGCTTCTTCAGTAGTTAATTTATAATGTGTATTCCTACTAATTGGTCGGCGCTCAAAACAATCTACTGCTCGGTCTGGCATAACTCCGTACATAGTTGTGCGAAGGGTTTCCATATCTAGATAAAACTCATCAAGATCGTCATGCTTGTGTAAAGTTATTACATATTCTCGTAAGTTAGACATTTTTAAGCCTCAAGTTGTAATGCTGTTAACGTAACAGTAATAGCCGCAGTTGCACCACTTTGATTTGTTACCCTTAAATAAATTGTACTTGTTTCAGGACTATCATTATTAAATCCTAATGCAGCCGGAGTTATTATTTGAGTAGAAGCACCTGTTGTAATAACTTCTGCAATTACACCGCTTCCAGGAAGGGGGTCAGTAAAACTTGTTCGACTTGCATCGCTTGTTTGAGAAGCTGAACTAGAGTATATTCTTACCCATGCCGCTGCGCTAGTCTGTACTTTAAGTAATGCATATGATTTGTATCCAGTGATAGTAAATGTTCCACTAGCACTGTTTGCCAATGGAACGGGCGTGGCACCGGATAAAGTTTGTCTACTAGTTAATCCAACTCCGCCACCACCGGCGCTACCGCTTCCTGTATATCCTATATTACCTTGACTGCCGCCGTACCCCCTAGAACCGATACTACCTACAAAGCCTGCACCATTAGATCCTGTATAACCAAATGATCCGGCGTATCCTCTACTACCTATATAACCGCCAGGACTACCGGCAGCACCTTGACTACCTACATAAGCAACAAATGGTCCTGCACTACCTGTATAGCCGCCGGGCGATCCCGGATCGCCTTTTAATCCCGAACTACCAACATAGCCGCCGCCTCTGCTACCGGTAAATCCGCCGGCCCCACCTACTAAAGAATTACCAAGGTAGTCAACTACATAATTTGCAACTACTGCGGAAAAATAACCAGTTCTCCAATATGTAGTTGTAGTACCAATGTCAAACGATAACGCGGCGGAAGGAATAATACTTTGATTTAATCCAGATAAATTTACGACACTACTGGCGCTACCTGTATAACCCAGATTACCTTGGATTCCTCGACTACCTCCGTAACCCATACCTGCAAATTCACCGCCTGGGCCTTGACTGCCTGTATATGCCCGAGGTCCTTCACTACCAACATAACCGTCACGACCAATAAAGCCCGGACTTCCTATATACCCAGACAGTCCTCTACCTGCACTACCTGTATAACCATTAGGAGGTCCGGGATCACCTCTTGGGCCTGCGCTGCCTGTAAATCCCAAACCGGACGATCCTATAAATCCAGTAGAACCTTGACTTCCTTGGAATCCAAAAGACCCAGAAAATCCAGTTATATTCGCTTTAATAAAATCAAAAGAAACTACTTTTGAGACTCCATTTTCAGTAACAAGAAAAAGGGAGTCGGGTGTTATTGAAGTTGTTCTTGGTAGTTGTGAAATTGCGGCCATTTTTATAATCCTTTAATACTCATTAATTTCTCTTCCGTCATCTAATAATAGGGCAGTTCCGTCATCTAAACGTAGAACAGAATCGCCTCCATAGTAGAAGTTATCGGGGGTAATAGCTTCTCGTTGCTTAATAAATGTAGCAGGTACTGTATTTTGATCGAATAAAGAAGCTGTAAAACTTGGCGGAACTATATCATACCAAGTTGTCGATCTACGTTGTACCACAGATACTGTTAACCGTGGATCAACTGGAGTTAACAAATTAACTGTATACATAGTTCCAAATGCTTGTGTACTAGTTGTAATTGTAAAATCTGGTTCTAAAATTGTATCATTTACACCTGAATCAAACGATAGTGTCCCATCATGTACTACACGATAGTTGCCGGTTTGTAGAGGTTTTTCTAATTTTACTCCGCCCACAAATATTTCTATAGCATCATGAGGGGTTATATCACTAGCAAATATAAATTTATTATGAGTTAAGGTAAATGTGCTTATAACACCAGTATTAGTAAATGTTTGTGCAATAACAGATTCTGCAAATGGGATAGTTTGACTCCTACTTTGATCAATTACCCAGGTTCCAACTCCATACTGTTCTTTTACTCCAGTTCCTAATGTTCCTCTACGTAATTTAGATAGGGTATTACCATGTTTCTCTAAATACTCAATCCTTTCACCTGCAACAAATACTACACCTGGTGTTTTATATTCTAATGCAGGAGTTGGCAATATTGCGCCGTTATTAACTGTAATTGTAGTAGATGTAGGCAATAGTGCTTGAGTCAGATATGTAGTTTCTGCAGAACTTAATCTCTTATAATGTGTCCTACCTAGAATATCCCTAAATATTTTATATCCAATTGTGAGGCTAGCAACTTGTTCAGTAAAACTAGTAATGATAACTTGCTCGCCGTCGTTATACGGAATATCTGGATCAATACGAATTGTTCTTAAATCTTCCATTATTTCAAAATCATATCCGCTAGTTAAAACTTTATCTCCAATGGATACCCAAACAAAATTATCATTTACTACTACTCGAGTAAGTTTATAAATTCTTGAACTATTTGCTTCATATACTTCAGTTCTTATAAAACTGTTATCTTGATTAGTAAATGTAATAGCTCGTAGGTAAGTAACTCCTTGGTACCCCGGTTCATTAAGAATATTCAATCTTTCAGGACCTGTAATGTCAACCCTTCCTGAGATAGTAAGCACATTGCCTCTTATTATATAATCATAATCAACAATAGAAGTAATTGCTAATACATCTCCTAAATTAAAGAAATTATCTGGAAATTCAACTCTATTGTAATATTGGTTAAGTTCGTATTTACCGACCGGAATTCGTACTCCGTTTTTGTAAACCTCAATAATTGTATTGTCAAATGAGTTTGCTGGATACACTTTTCGAGTGTTAATATCAAACTGTGTTTGCAATAGACTTGTTATCTCGTAGTAAGTAGTATTAGGAGGAACAAGCCTTCTTCTGTTTAATTCTACAATAGAATTTGCAGAAGCAGGCCCAAGTAATCCCGGTGGCTGTGACAGTTGGACATCTCTATTATTATTATCTAAATTAAGCCAAACTTGTTCTTTAATTTCACTAAACTTTTTATCACCGTTAAAGAATATAGCAGTGATTGTATTAGGATACCCAATGCCTAGTCCATATATTGTAATTTTTGCTCTAGCACTCTTTTTAGCGTCTGCTCTAGTTAATTCAAAATATTGCAATTGAGCATAGAACGTTCCTTGAGGGTATATCCTTACTCCATTAACGCTTACAAATACGCTCTTAACATCTCTATATGCACACGAACCTATAACTGCACCTTCAGTATCCCCATCAACAATTGCAGAATCTTTGCTTAAAAATCCAGTACCGCCAAATTCCATATAGGTAATTTCAAGTGTACCTCCAACAATTTTTTGCGACACAAATAATGTATTATCAAGAAAATTAATACTATAATCTGCTCGAGGTTGTAATAGTGTATGATTTAAAGTAACGGTAATTGACTCATAGTTTGGTGGTTTAATAGATAACTGAACTGTAGTAGATTGATTAGCTATTACTTCTTGAACTAGAGTATAAATCATTCCGCTACCAGACGACTGCCTTGTAAAGACATCTATAGAAAAAGAATCGTGTATTTCGCCAGGAATAGACTCTTCAGGAGCGTGACTCCTATATGGAGATATAAACTGATCACCATCAAGAATAATATCAGTAGAAGTAGTGCCCGCCGCAGTAGCAAACCCACCAGCTAAAGTTTTTACAAAGGTACCGCCATCAATAAGAGTATCAAGATCTTGATTAATTTCGCCTTTATCAACCCATACAGTACCAGACCATTCCCATTTATGATTTGTATCTGTTGTCATATAACTATCGCCAATACTACCTGAATATAGACTAGGAAGATTTGCTCTAGTTGAAATATAACCTGTAACTGAATAATTTAAAATATCCCAAGGAATTTCTCCCCATGGATCACCATCCCACGGATGGCTATTATCAAACGGTTGTGTTGAAATTTCAGTTCCCGGATATTCTACCCCTTGCATTAATTGAGAAAATCCTTTAGTTTCATCCTTGCCGGGCATACCTGGCGTAGGGTTATAATAGTCCTGTATCCTATCAAATGCTTGATAAATTTTAAGACTTTTTGGATATGTGATAGAAACTATATGTCCCAGATCAGGAGAATAGTTAAGAACTAACCGGGTAAATTGTTTGCTGTACCCGTTAACCTTTGACGAAAAATCTTCAAGGATATAGTTTGAAGATAATACAATAATGCCGTTATCTTTTAACGTAATATTAGCCTTGTCATATAACGCAGGCCACGATAAAATAAATTCGTTTTCATTTCCTACAACAGTAAATTGATCAATAGCTAATTTTGATCCTACTTCTCGGTGCGTTGATATTCTATCAAATTTTAGAGAAATAAGATTTGTTCTTATTTTTCTATTAGACATAACAGCAGTAGCTTTGGCTGGCATGTAATTTGAGCCACCCCCTCCGATAATCAAGACCGTAGGGTTAGTAGTATATCCTTCTCCCGAATCTAAAATCTCAAAAGTTAATATACTACCGCCACTTAATACAGCTTTTACAGTTGCCGGTCTTGTGACAGTCTCCCCCGATGCAGGAATTATTTGAACTTCTGGGGTTTCTGTATATCCCTTGCCGGTGTTAACAAGAATTATTTTATCTAAATGGAGTTTATAATTGTCGAGCCATCCTTTGTAAGGATATTGTTGTGCTTCGATATCATCGGCCGATAATGTTTTAAATTTTCCTAGTGTCTTGTCGTATATTCCTGGAAGATCAAAATCAGTTGAAAAAGTGTCTGAAGAATCTGTTACTGAATAATTTAACTTGTAATTTCTTACTTTAGTATGGAATGGCTTAATTTCATCAAGATAATCTTCATACCATTGAGAGTCTTGAAATTTATAAATTGGCCGCTGATCTAATTCGCCTGCTATATTTTTAACATTAATAAAACTTGTTTTGAACGCCCAGTCAATGAATTTTTGCTCTGTTAATGCATACTTAACTCCTGCAAAAAAGAATTTATTCCAATAAACTTTTAAATTGCCTGTAAATAAATCATTCTTAAGGGAATATATAATTTTTTCTAATTCTACATCCGGAGTTTGATCAAAAAACGTATCGTCATATGGTGATATTTGATCAAATCCCAATTGTGAATCAGATAACTTCCATATACTATCCTTAATTTTAATAGTTCCTTTTTCGTTGTACATTATATCAAAATTAGTATTATATGTGCCTAACTTCCCTATTTCAACTTTCTTAAGAATGATAAATCTATTAGCACCGTTATTGTTGATTTTTATATACTCATTAGTTGCTACTTCAATCTCCGGTATCTGATATATCTGGTCAAGAGTTGCACTTATTGCTTGATTAGGATTGTATTCTGGAGATACCCAATCTATAAAATCCCAATACAACGTAGTATCGTAACTTTGAGTTTGTATCTTTTCCCACTCACTATTAATTAACGCATATTTTGTCCATCGACCCTTTGAATTAGAATCAGTTTGGACAATCATTGTGTACGGTCTTACTACTAAAACAGGCGGAGTATTGTAATTTTTTCCTGAATTTTTAATTAACACATTAATAATTGATCCTACATTATTAATTTCTGTATTAATAATAGCACCATTAACATCGTTATCAATTGTAATAGTTGGACCGTGCCATACAATCGGGTCACCATTTTCATTAAAAGTTGTTGGATCTAATTTACCGTAACCAAAACCTGGATTTATAATATTAACACTGGTAATTTTTCCATCAGTTAATACTGCTGTAAATTCAGCCTGTGATACTTCTTTTGTAGAGATAGTCAATTTCTTTTCTAAATCTTCTACAATTAAATCATAATCTCGACTAGTGACTGGAGGAATTTCGTCTTTAAGATTAAGAGTAGATAAGTTATAAAAATCACTAATTAAATTATTGACAAATATTGCATTTACATAACTAATAAGATTTCTTAATGCTTCTAATCGATCTTTAAACATAGACTGTCTTGGTCGAATTTGAATTCCGTATTTTTGTCTCGCTGTTAGAGACGGGTCAGGAACAACGTTTCCTAAACTATCTCGACCTAACAAACTATCAATAAATTTTTTCTCTAATAATAAATTAGGAAGACTATTTGCAGATCCGTCTTCTATTAATAACCAATCAGTATGTTTGTTTGCATCACTAGAGTTTAGTTGTATGTTTAACAAAATTCTTTCGTTAACCAATGTTTCTTTAGTATTAACAACAGATAAGGAATTTGCAGAATGAACCTGTAGATATCTTAACCCGTAACTTTTTGGATCTTTTATATAACCAGCTACTTCGTTTGCAGAAATGTTTCTACCTTGTCTATTTGGTACTAAAATTGAATTTCTAACCCAGAAATAGTATTTGCTTATAAGTTGGTCGGATATAGAACTATAAGTTTGTTCTTCGACGTATACAGAATCGTCTTGATGCTTTGGAATCCCGCTTATACCTATAGCAATTCCACTTGCTGTATCTGCACTTATACCCCATTCACTGGGAATAAAATCACTTTCTACCCATTCGTATACATCAATAGATGCTCCTGGGAATAAATTTCCCCATAAGTTGCGCCTGTAATCAATATCGCCTTGTTCATATAGCATATATTTGACGGTTGACAGATCCCACCATAGTTCGCCCACGTGTTCCTTTCCCCAATAAGAAGTTATGTCAATATTAACTTTTGTATTGGTACCAGTGTTATATACTGCAGGATCAAATATTGTTTTGTATCTTAATTCGTTTTCAGCAGGACTTGGAATAAAACCTTTAATAGGATCATATATTTCGAGATAGTCTAATACTTGTTCGTTAAACGAATCAATTGTTTTTATAGATTTAATGTTCCTAGTGTCTACTAAATTAGATTGTTGTCTTATTAATTTCCATGTATTTGCTAGCGGATCAATTGCATTCCATGCAAACACTTGGCCGCCACGTGTAGTGCCTGTTGTTACATCTAATGGTGCTCCTACGTAAACAAAATTTCTTGTTACTGCAATATCTGCACCATAAAAACTTCCAGAATCTACTTGATAATCAAAAAGCTCAGTTGCATATATAAATTTATCATTGTATCTATTATAAACAAAAGCAGAACCGGAGTCGTCTATAACTGCACCAAAATTTGTTGATTCGGCATCGAATGTTGTAGATCCTGTATCATACGTTAGTCCATAAAAATAATTTGGCCCTTGAGCAGATATGACTAAAATTTCGCCAGCTCTATCTGTCTCTACTTTGTGTCCAAATTTAAGACCGTTAGTACTAGAAGGATTTTGTATTAGTTGAGAAAATACAAATGAATTAGCACTAGTTGACCATTTATAAACTGCAACTTTTCCTTTTTCTAAATTCTTATCATCGGCTAGATCGGCAGACACAATTAACCAATTGCCGTCGTCTGTCATACTTATTGATGCCCCAAATCTAGAATACGATGGAAACTTTCCACCAAGTGCCGCATCAGAGTGTAATAAAGTTTGAATTAAAGTATAAGAATTTACAGTTGTACTTTTTCTGTAAACAAAAACTGCACCGTTTCCATTATTATATTGAGGAGCAGATACTGCTAATCTTGTTCCTAGATTATTACCTGAAATAACTTCTCCAAATCTACTACCAGCAGAAACAATAGGAGGAGTTGGTAATTTTATTTGTGAGGTTGCTGTAACATTTGTTTCAATTAAAACAGCGCCTACTGCATCAAACAAACAGGTATTTTTATCAAAGGTAGTAAGATTATCATCAAAAGTTAATACACTAGGTACTGACTTAACTATTGCTAAATCATAAAAATAAACTGCACCGGCATTATAAGATTTGCCAGGAGCTCCTACAAATAATAGTTTGTGAGTTGTTGTGTTGCTAACATATAAACTCTTACCAAATTCTAGTCCATTCTCTGGTTCAGAACAGGATAATGTAAAATAGCGAGTCTCTCCATTATTTGTTGAATTTACTGACGATATAACTACCAGACCCTCTTTCTGATATGTACTTGTGGGAGTTGTAGGAGAAACAAATCGAGTCCCTCCGGCAGATTCTGATCTAATATAAGATGCATACGGGGCAGAAGCAATTATGTATCCGTCAATTGGATCATACTCTATTGCTGTTCCAAATCCACCTTTTGGAGAAGGTGAAAGATTGTTGTTATAATATTGATTAAGAAATTTGTTAACACCATAATAGAATAGCTGAGTAAGTACTCCGTTTACATTTGTATAAACAAATACCTTTCCTGACCCATTTCCATCATCATAGTCAGGTGCTCCGACAATTAATATGTTAGAATTTTCTTCAGCTTTAACTACTTGTCCGTACCTAGCATAATTATAATCAATAATATTTGGAAGACGACTTATAGAATAATTATTAGTTTTTTCGTAGACTTCCCAATCACCAGATATATTATTATCGATCCAAACTTTTTTATCTTGTTTAAAATCTGCAAGATATGTTGTATTAATAATGTCGTCAAATGTATTAAATCTAGATGATACAAACTTAAACAATAGGCCAAATTGACTTACAAAATCAGGAACTGATTCAGTATAGTCTACCACAAATTCATCTAATCTATTGATTTCGGAGATGATATATGTTCTGTCTAATGTAGTTGCAAACCGAACGATTGCAACTACATCACCTACTTTTAATCCGTGATTTTTATCTGTTACAAAACTTATTTTTTCGCCAGCTTGATAAGAATAAACTTGTTTAACTGCAATAGGTAATCTAGAATATCTATATATGCCCCAGTCTTCGTTATCATCAAATCCTATCCAAACAGTATCACCAACTTTAATATTAGAATTTACAGGACCCGATATAAGTTCTGCTTTTGAAACTACTGTATAGTCAACATCTTCTAGTGTTGCATAACCGGCATAGGGTAATACTAGTAATTCTTCATTTTCTGAAGGAGGCACCGTTTTAAACAAATTAGAAACATCAATTCCTGGATTTTTAATTGTAAACTTATCAGGGGTGATATAATTTGTTGGATCGTAGGATATATTAGGAGCTTGCTCAACAAATTTAACAATCTGAGAGTTATCAACAAAATCCAATTCATTAAGAGGAAATTCAATTTCATCAAGAGATCCAAACGCTCCAAATGTCCCTATTCTAAATGCCCATTCTTCGTTAAATTCAATATTTCCTTGTAAGTTATGGACGCTTGCTCTTTCTAATTTTTTCAAAGCATTACGGGTGCCTTTTTCTCTTATAAATCCTTGGAAAAATTTATATTGAGCAATTGGATTTAAAAATATATTATCGAGATAAACCCTAGAACTATAACCTATAAGGTGCTGTGCTAATTGTTGTTGACTTATATCAAAGTTATCAATGTCAAGGCTATAAAAATCTTCAAACTGATTAATTTTGTATTCAAAATTGGGAATTAATTGTGCAGTTGGCTTACTATCTAACTTATACCATTTAGAAAAATCAAACGTTGCTTGTCCTGCTAGCGATCTAACTAGACTATAATATTTTCCTGCATATTCAACAACATCGCCTGCTATATAATCTTTATAAGATTCCCACGGTGTTACTTTGACATCATCATAAACAAAGCCCGGACTAGCAAAATTTCCTTTCCAATTTGCTGTTCTAAATCCAATAAGACGGATTCGGCGCTGTCTATATCCTGTTGCTGTATCATATATCACATCATTGAATCGACTCAGATTATTAAGAATGATTGCATGTTCTTTTTGTACTAATCTTAATTTGACGTAAAAAATACCTTCTAATTCGTTGTTAATAGAAATTGTGCAATACCCGTCTTCTCGATTTAACGAAACATCTGAGTACGGAAATGGTGTTCCATTTGCCTTATATATTGAATATTCGTAATAAGGATTAAAAATATTATCAACTACTGCATTATTTGTTATTAGTTTAACTTTATTTGCAAAGGGGCTTAATGTTATAACATTCGCTTCGTTCCAATTTTGTGTAGTCCAAAATAAGAATTCTTTAATGCTCAACTTCCAATCAAGTATCTCGCCTAATTCTTCACTATATTCGTCAAATACAAACCCTTTATTTGTGAGATAGCGACTATACCCTAATAAGAAATCTACTACGTCTTGCTGAGTTTGATATACTGTACCGTACGGAACTGTAGTTTCTGTATCTTCAAATCCGGTCGATAGTTGTGCAGTAGTTCCACCTACTGTTGGTAAGGCGGTTAACTTTTGATAATTTAAACTATCAAAAGCAAGACCGCTATTGTGATTTGAAGATACTCTGTAGAAAACATTATTGTTTAAAATTACTTGACCAGTAGAATAAAAAACATTTGAACTCCACGGTGTATATTCTTCAGAAGTAGCACCTACATTAATATATAAATCTACTTGTTGACGAATAGGAGAATTAATTTTAAAATATGCATTAGTTTTATCATAGCCTCTTACAACATAATAGCCTTGAATTTTTTGTAAAATAACTCCACTTATTTCAATTGTATCAATCGGATTACTTACATTAAAATGTATAGAATAATCTTCCGTGGGCAATAATATTCCAGGATTAATACTGTTAGGACTAACAGAATCAATCACTACTTCTAATTTGTCTTTGCTGATAAACCCGCCAACTTTATTCATAAGATTAAATTCAGCGTTTGTTAATTCTAATTTTAAATTTGTAATATAATTAGAATTTTTAATTAGACCAGCTTCAATAACAATAACACTATAACCGCTTGCAAATTGTTTTTGCCCATTTATTGTTTCATATGGAAGTATAACTTTAGATGAATTAATAGGAAGATTATCGTTACTATATACTAATTCTCCTACAGAATTTTTTATCATTCTGCTTGTATCAAACATTAAAGAAGTATAAGTTGCCGGGCTAGTAAGTGCAGAAATTATTTGCAACGCAAATGGCCAATAACTACTTCTTCTCCATGCAGTTTCGGCGGACCCCATGTCTCCAAATTTCCAATTATTGTTTACGCCGTCAATTGAACCATTAGTTGTTAAAATTCCCCAGTTTCTAATTGGAATTAACTTTCCGTAAGAGTCTACTGGTAAAATATTAATTAAATCTGGCCTTGTATAGTGAGGATCAACTCCTTTTCTTGTGCCTTGTGCAATTTTTCCTAGTTGTAAATCTTTCCACAATTTTGTGTTGCCAGAAGTATAAGGAGCTGGTCCATATTCGGTTTCCCACCAGGTTGGCTTAACACTAAATCCTAGCATTTCCCAAGGACAGACATGTGGTCGATCGGTATCAAAGTATAATTTAAATATTGCTCTCCAATTACCAGGAAGATATTCACCAGACGGTAATTCTACGGAACTATAATTGTAAGTCTTTGGTTCCTCAACGTCAAATGTTAGATTTTTTTCTATTTCAACTCCAAACGCTGATTTCCATTTAAGGAAATCTTGTAAGACTGGTTTAAATACTTCCCCGTAGGAAAATTTAGAATTCCTAAATATGCCAGGAAGAATTGCATTAATATCAAAAATATCAGGCTTATATTCTGTTCCAATATTGTTATAAACTCGTTTTTCGTATTCTAATAATATTTCGTCCCTATAATCACCAAATGCAATAGTAATACTACCGTCATGTCCCTGGATAACTGTTTTAGGTCCGTTGATATAAGAGTCATCTTCAAAAATAGCAGGCTCATATGCAGGATATAGTCCCAATTTACTAGGAGTGGGAGGCACAAAGTTACCATCAGTTGTAGGATAATCTTTAATTGTAATAACATCCCCTCGAACAATAGGAACTAAAATTTCTACGTTAGCATCATAGTCATCGAATTTATAATCTCGGCCTCGTATTAATTGTGTTGTATTAAGATATACTAGTAGACCCCTAGAACTTAATATTGCTACACTTGCGTCGGGCGGAAGAGCATATTTTGTTTTACGCGAGTCAGTAATCCTATAAGTTCGAATAACTGGGCTTACTCCATATGGTATCATATCACTACTATAGTACGGAAACGTAGTAGTTTTATTTTGATTTAAAATTCTTAATGCTTCATCTAATGCATCAATGGGGGACAAATTATCAGTTAAGTCGCTAATTGTTCTTATGAGATTGAATTTAAAAGTTTGATAATTTTCTCCTACAAGACGCATTGCATTAATAACAGAGTTATCATTATCTGTGACGAAATGCTGTGCAAAACTTAAAGGATTTATATTTGTAATAAGTCTTGTGCCAAAACGGGTAATAAATGGCAAATCTTTAAGATTGCTTATTCCGGGAAATGTTCCGTTAAACTCCGGGTCTCTAGATACCATTGATTGTACATGATCTGATAATTCAGTTAACGTAAATTCTGTAATATTTTTATTAGACGGATTATTTGTTAAATTAAGAGGGGCATCATATATTCCATCTACATTTGGAATTTCATAAGGCTCTACCGGTGACCATATGTTAGAAACTACTGTACCAGCATCATTATTAATTTTAAAATATGTTTGAGCAGTTGAAATTGAAGACGAATTTTCTGTGTTTACTATTTGAATAGATCCTAACACAAAATAATTCTTAAAAAGATATGTGCCTTCAATTCCTATGCTCCTATAAGCTAAAGGAAACCCTAATACAGGATCATTAGTGCCATAACCAATTCCATATCCAAATAATGCATTTCCTTTAAAATCAGTAGTGTACGCATTACTGCTATAGCTTATTCCTTTTTCGTCAAATAAATCAAATAGTGGAGCTTGATTTCTTTTTGTTCTTTGTTGGCCTTTAATCCAAGTAGTTCCGTCGTAATACCACGAAGACCCCCCGTGCTCAATACCCTTCTTAATAAGCACAGATGTTCCAACAATTGGAATATCTAATTCTTGTGTTAAATTAATTTTAAACTTGTTATCAAATTTAGCAAATGTAACTTTAAAAATCTTTCCTCGTATTGAGGGATCAGAATCTGCATTAAAAACAACCCTAAATCCTTCTTCTAATGTAATTTGATCAACATCGTATCCATCTTCTCGTTCAATTGTTTTAAATATATTAGTTGTAAAGGTATCAATTAAATCAACATTAGGGATTGCAGTATTACCAAATTTATATAACTGTAAATCTGGAATAAATTCTATAATAGGTCTAGTTGCTCTATATTCAGCAGGATATACTACTAATTGATTATTTGCTTTAGCTACTTCTCTAATTACATCTGAATGAAACCAACGATTATATCGAGACCAAGGATTAAGGTCTTTGCTGGCTCGATTGATTGTGACATATTCAGGTACTAACGGAATATTTTTAAAATTATCAAACGGAAATTGATCAAAATTTGTACCGTCAAATCTAGAATTGTATGCATCGGCAGTTGCATCAGGCGTATCTAAATCAGTAAATTTGACTAATTTTATTGCATTGCCTACACCTTCGACTATATAATCATTATCTTTATATGTTTCGGGTATAACAGTTCCCGAAAAACGAACTTTAATACCATCTATAAAAGTAACGCCGTTGCCTGACGTATAGTGCTGTTTCCCAACAACTTCATTTTCAACATCAATAAGACTACTATCAATTGGATCTTTAACAATAATATTACCTGTTGATAACTGATCGTCATTACTTACATAAAATAACCGATCAGGAGCGGACCAATCAACTGTAAAAATTATTTGTCCGTTATTAGTTCCGTTGTTAGTTAAGAAAACAGAATCATTACTGCCTACACTATTTGTATATTTGATATAAAAATTATGTTGCGAGTTAATATTAAAGACATAAGTGGCGCCCCTATACAAAGTAAGAGTAGGAGAAGTTGTCTTTGCGTCAAACAAAAATTGAATTTTATCTTCTGCGTCAACAATATTAAATTCAGTTACCGGAGATAATGTTCTACCTGCAATTTCTATTGCCGACGGCCCGGCCGGAAGCCAATAGTATTCACGGAAGTTAACAAATTTATCCCAACTAATTTTAGGATCATAGGAATAAAATTTAGGGTTAATAATTCTATCAACGTTAGAAGAATCAATTCCATTATTTTTCACTTGATTTAAAAGATCGTCAAGGGCAAATGCTTTTTTAATACTTCTAGTTAATGTCCTTATTACTAATGCAGGTTCTAACTGATACTTTGATCGGATTGGGTCCAACTCTTGAAGATATTCGTCTCCGGTTCGATAACTAGGTGTATCTTTGCTACCTACATATGCATCTATTCTTGTAATTTCAGGTGGAGATATTAATTGATCAAGAGTACTTGATAAAAATTTATTATTTTTTTCTGTTCTTAAAAACGACGGTAAAAGATTGACTGATTTTCTAGAAGTCATTATTGTTGACCTCCTACTGTATTAATAATATTACCAGTAGCTTTAATTTGCGATGTTGTCATAGAATCAATAATTTCAATATTAAACGTAGTTGCGCCGGATACAAAAATTTCGTTACTTTTGCATTTAATTTCATATAAACTACCAAACGCATATTCTTGTTTAGGAACAATGATAAAATTAGTAATATCCGGAGTCAGTATATTCATTACATAAGTTGATAATTCACTAAAATAGAAAGTTTGACCAAAATCCCAATTATCTATACTAAAAAACTCGTTAATTGCTGTGAGAATTCGTGTTTTAAGATCATTATCGCTGTTAGATCTAGTAGAATTTTTTGTTGCTTTAAAAGTTGCTTGTAATACTGACGGCGCATTATCACCAAATAATATTTTATATTTTGCTGGTTGGAATACTAATTCGTCACTAATACTCTTAAGAGAATTTAATGCCACAGAGTAAGAAGTATCTAATCCTTGAGTTGTTGGAGGGTATGGTTCTGTACCGTCTCCAGTATATAGCCAATTCCTAAACTCAGTATCATATGATTTAGTCAGTAAATACACATCCATTAAATTTGTTTTGCTAGGATCTAATCTTCTCTCTTGTGGGGCTTTGTGTATGTAGTGAAATTTAAGAGTCGACCGACCGGGTCTTGCAAAGTAGTCTGTTTGTAAAACATAATCTAAAATTGATTCATTCCAAATTTTAATAACATTCACTGCATCGTCATAGAAATAAAACAACTGTCCATCAATCAGCATTGCCTGGGGAACATCGTTTTCAGTAGGACAAGAGAAAAATAATGTAGAATTAGCTATTGTGTAACGTGTCCGGCCAATGTTCCATTTAAAAAATACAAAATTACTCTTAAATCCTGTAACAGAATCAAAATAATCAGGGTTAACAATATTTACAAATGAGTCAGGGTTGTCAATTTGACCATCTTCATCAACATCATAAAAACTTATTTTTACTTTTCTAGGTTCTTGATATCCGTCAGGTTCTGTTACTGGGCCATCCACTTGCCAAGATTGGTCAATTTTTAAACTTTCTCCTGTTGACACTAACGGTGATCTATTAATACCTAATACTGTAATGCTATCTTTTATAATGGCATCATTAATATAATCGTAATTTACTCTTTGAGTGTCAACAAAGAAAGAAGTATTATTAAGGCTTTCAAATATATATTCTATTGCCCTGTATGTAACTTTATAATTAATTCCGGTCCATACAAAAGACACCATCCAACTTGCGTCTTTATTCGTATCAGTAGTATCCTTTTGATTTATTAAACTAAAAGGAGACATAAGATCAATATTAGAATCCGAAACAATATACCAAGATTTTGTATCTTGATCTAAACTTATACCAAAATTTCTTTTTGTTAAACTTATATTAACAAGTTCAGTTTGTAATACCTCTGAAGGAATGTTAATAAATTTAGTAATAACTTCAACTGGGATAGCCCCAGTAGGAAGGGCAGTACTCATTGTAATAGGGCCGCTACCATTAAGTAATGTACCTTTACCTTCATTATATCCATCGCCTACAATAGAAATTACCTTGGCCCATTTGTATAAACTTGTAGTGCCATCTGATGTAAATGTAAGTTTACCGTTTGGTAAGAAATACTGTTGATAAAGAGTAGAGTCATTAGTAAGGAGAGGATTAATTTTTCTAGGAGCAATAAATTTTACAAGGGACCCTTTAGTTACATACTTAAGATTATTAGATGAAAAATCTCCGGCAGGTGTTGGCAATCCGTCTAGGTTAAAATAACCAGTAACCTGATTGGTACTTTTAGTTGCTTGTGTCCATGTTACATTATAATTTTCAAAATTAGGGCGAAAATAATATTCGTAGTAAAAATTTCGAAACTCTTTTAAATTAAACACTGATACAAGATTATTTTTAATAGCAAATTTAATCTCGTTTCTTGTATTAATTTTGTATTCAAAACTATATTCTTTAATTTCTTTATAAATGATACCGTCGTCACCGTAAATATTTACACTACTATATTTTCCCGATACATCAGTAAGCTCATAATATCTTGACACTCCGCTAGATATTCTATTAACTGTTTTAACTTTTAATATATCTGTACTAACTGTAAGAGGAACAATATTATAATCCTCTGCTGTTACCATTCTGTTTTGGCTATAAAATGCTTGCGGCGCCTTGGTTTTAATCTGTGTATTAGTTTCGGCCGGCGAGCTATTTCCTACATTATATTGTAAAGATGCTATAAAAGAAATTGAATGTGCTTGTCCTTGACTGTTAACATACGGAATATTAAAACTAATATTCTGCATTTGCGATGACTTAATCAAATAAGAAATGCCGGTACTCTGTCTGTACCATAGTTTAAATTGTCCTTTAGGTAAATTTCCAAAACTACCATCAGTAAAATTTAAATCAATTTGATCATCTTCTCTTGTAATAACTGAGTATAAATTTCGTTCGTCTACAGACAAACTATTGTATATTACATTGTTACCGGACGCTGAAGAAACTTTTTTCCACGGATTATTAGGGTAACTACCGTCCTGATTAAGTTGCCATAGCCAAACGTCAGTTTCATTAATATTAGGTGCATCAATTCCTATAATTTCGTTTGGCACAGGACTGTCAAGAAAAAAGTCAGAAACATTTAACGTGCCTTGTTTAAACTGAACAAAAAAACCAGAGTTTGTTGAATTAGTTCCTTTGTTATCATTCCTGTATAAAATTCCAAAAGGACTTCTTGGCTTTGGGTCATCTTCGTAAATTGAAGTATCAAAACTAGATGACACAATTTCAAATGTAAAATTACTTCCGTTAATATTTTTATTAAAGGAGAATACAGGAACTCCGTCATTATTACAAGAAACAGTATATTTTTCTGTAGATATACCATCAACAGTTGCTTTGGCGGCTGGCTTTCCAAAGCTCATAGTTGAAGGCATTGCCGAATTAAGAATAGTTATAAACTGTTCAAACCAATTTGGATTAGTTGGGTCGTTCCACGATATCGGAACATTAGATAAGTTAAGGCCGCTACTATCAAACACATTATCAGTACCTTGCACTGACACAATTTTTAACAATCCCGATGCGGGGTAATTTCTTTTAGCATTATAATTAATTAATCGTGCTAACCGTAACACGCTTTCACGTCGCTCTGCGGTTTCTAAAAAGTTTTCACGAGCGTTTAAGTCTACTCGAAAACTTAAATTCTGTCCTAGATAAGCGATAAGATCAATTAGAGCAATATATTCGCTAGAATCAATATAATCATTAAAATCTTCAGGGTAGTTTTCTCGCAGGTACGATATCATTGTCCTGCGAAGCGTTTCAAAATCGTAGCTTTTAAAGTCTGCGTTTTTATAAGACTGGTATATTTTTTTCCAATCTTCGGCTACAAGAAGCTGATTAGTTGTTGATGGTATCATATAATTTGTTTTTCCGATACCAATATTTATTTAATTAAAAATATTGGGTTTTTATTGTGCTATTAAACCTAGTTGCCTATCAAATGTTACACTCATCGTTTCAATTTGATTGGTAGAAACAATTGCTAAAGTAATTTCAACAAGTATACCGTAATCTTTGTCAACTAGCTCTAATTTCACCGGAGTTATCCTAGGATCGCTTGAAACTATACCAACAAGGTCTTCTTTAATTTCTTCTCTTAACTGGTCGGTAAGAGGATCATAAATTACATGCCAAATAATTGTGCCAAACTCAGGATTCATTACACGCTCGCCCTTGGCCGTTGAAAAGCGATTAATTAAATCTTGTCTTATTAATTCATAATCAAACAGAGAGACTGTCGTAGTATCGTTAACTGTACTAAATCCCTTGTAGAATTGACTTTCTTTTACTCCGTCATTATTAGTATATTTAGGAGGTGTAATAACAAGATTTTTGTATGCCATGGTGTATTTATTGACCTAATTGTATGTGATGCGGGTCCCAAGAATAGGGTCTACGTAATCCGTATTTTGCTAACAGTCCTTGCGATTCTAGTAGGGCGGCTTGGGGGGTATCGACTGCAATTCCTTTTGTATGGGGGCTTACACTACCTGGTTTAACTGGGGTTGTAATGCCGCCTGCGGTCGGTACGCCGGGATCATTTGCACCTGTTGCCCCTTTTGGACGGCCGCCGGCCGCCAACCATCTGTTATATAGTTCTGTTTCTTCGGCACTTGTCCTATATGAGCTACTAATAATAATTTTATTGTTTGTTAGATAAAGATAATCTTTAGCCATTGCTCTCATAGCATTTTTCATTGGCGTAGCTAATTGTTCAAAGTGTGCTTTATCACCTGTCCTAGCGGTAAATGCTAGCCCTTCATCAGAAGTAGATGATGGCACATCTGCAAAACTTCCTACAACCTTAATATCAACTCTTCTATTTTTTGCTCTGCCTTCGGGGTTGTCTTTACCATTTATTTCATTTGCGGCGATGGGCTCAGTTTCGCCTTTGCCCCTGGTAATAATTGAACTTGATTCAAGCCCTTGTGATACCAAGAAAGTTTTTGCCGATCTAGCTCGACGTTCAGATAAGTCTTGGTTATAATCAAGCTCGCCCTTACTGTCCGTGTGTCCTATTATTGTAATAGTATGCGGACCGGACGACTGTTTAATTTTATTAGCAAAGGTTGTAAGTGCGTCTTCTCCTGCTGATAGTAGAACTGCTTTATCAAAATCGAACCATGCATCTGTATAGTATGTCATTACCGTAGGAGGATTATTAGGAGGATTATTAGGAGGATTAGGATCATTAGGAGAAGTAGGAGTAGGAGTAGGAGTAGGAGGAAAATTATGTGGAGTCATAAACGATGCATTAGCACTAGGATAGTACGAGTCGTGCGCCGGCCATGGCTCATGCATGGGTACTCGAGACATAATACTTTCTATTGGATCAGTTTGGTATCGCCTAGACCATCCTACACTCACGTCAGTACTTGGAACTTTCACTGTACCAAGTTTAGCTGTTGATCCCGAAGCCTTTGTCGCAGTAACGGCTTGGTCGCCTACTACTTTAAGTCTTACTTTTGGTCCTGCTTTAACATCGCCCCCAACTGCAATAAGACTCAAATCTCCACCAGAAGACATAAGATTAAGTTTTTCATAAGATCTAAAATTCATAGATTTAGCAGAAGTAAGATTTAGGGCATGAATAGATAACATTTCTAAATCACCTTCTACTCTTGCTCTTAAATCACCGTTTATTAATAAATGCAAATTAGCATCAGAATTAATAATAGTCTCTTGGCCTGATTTCATACAAATGTTTTGACCTGCTTCAAGAAAAATACTTCTGCCTGCCTTAAAATTAAAATCACCTTCGCTATGGATACTTACTGAATCTGCGGCATACATATCTATCTTGCCAGACGCGGTCATTTCAATCCATGCCGAGCCTTCGGCGTTAGCAATGTATACAACACCAATTGTGTCATTTAATAAAATTTGATGCCCTGATGAAGAACGTAATCTTACTAATTGATTTTGTCCTTGAATGTCACCGTCATCCATTACAAACGTATGGCCTGCACGTCTGCTTACTGGAATGGAATATTTTTCTCCGTTAGTTGACCCCGAACCAATTATTCGACGTGGGCCTGTTAGATCAACTGGGCCGGGTGTGCTTATTCCAAAAACTCTGCTAGGAACTTCTCTCCTAGCACTACTGGATGTTGCTCCTCGATTAGTGTCTGCAAGTAGTCCTTGTCTTAATAAGCGTTCAGCAAAAGGATGCACAGGTTTTGGAATACCGTTAGGGTTAAATGCACCATCAAAATCTCTTGTTAAAAATTCTGCAACAGGAGTAGGAACACCGTCATACTTTGCTTTTTCGCCTGGGCCCCATGCAATTTCAGCGGGTGATGAAGGGGAAGCAATACCAGGAACCATATGATTTTGAAATCTATCTTGAATGCTGCCAAACCAATATCCTTGGTTTGAATCGCCCTCAACAAATATGCACATTACCCTGCAACCAATGTCGGGAGGAATAAACCACATTCCATAACTTTTTTGCACATCATTATAGCTATTAGAAGATTTTCCTTCAAACTGTGCAGAAGTTGCGCCGTAAAACGGGTTAAGATAATGTACCGTAATACTTTTTGATTTAAGTTCTGTAGTAGCCCACGCACCTAATTCAAGTACTACTTCTAAATCTCCCATATATGTAGGATCAATATGATTTGTAACCCGCGCTATATATGGCCCAGTATGGGGTAATTTAAAACCTGTTCTTTTATTAGTTGCCATAATTAAAATTATTCTTTAGTTAATACATTGAAAGGAACCGCAGGAGCGTCAACATCAACTAACCCAACTCTAGTTGCAGGACTTTTCGGATCTGGTGGTTTACTACTATCATACGGCTGTCCTGGTATTCTTACAAGACTCAGTCGCTGAGTAAACAATCCGTCCATAAATTTGTTGTGTGCTTTAATTACCCTAAAACATCCGCTAAACGGAACTTTAGTATCATCAAATATAGCCTCGCCAGTTTTACTATTAATATCTGAGGGATTTTTAAATTCTAAAACTATAACAACATCATGTGTTTGATACGGAGCTTCGCCGTCGGTTGTTATTCCGCTATCAATTAGAGTAGGTCGATAGTTTCCTATGCCGCCAGTTACTAGATAATAAGGATCCCCCAGTATTTCTACTTCACACCGGATCATATCTGTGTTATCAAGAATAGCTTGATGCATACCCGATACTAGTACATCATAGGAATAGTAATCTCTTGGGCCGGCATTTGAGCCGTGTTTAACAATATTACTTAATTTAGAATCGGATCGTCTCGGAGAATCCGGAATAAATTTGTTTTCTTCTGCTTCAGGCGTTGTATAGTTAAGAGATTTATTTGTTGAATTCCGTCTTTTAGTTAATTCTGGATTAGAAAATATAGTTTTATTACCTAAATTCTGAGTATATGATTGATAGAACAAGTGATTTAAAGTAATATTAAATTTAATAATATCAACATTCTTTCCTGTATACAAGTAACTATACTTCCGTTTTACATGTTTATCTACAAATAGTTGCATTTCTGTTTTAGGAATAAGTTTCTGAAATAACGGTATCCTTGTAAAGTGCATTTTATAAGGTATTACTACATATCTATAAAGACAAACAGGGCGCTTTGTATGCGGATTCCATTGACCATTAACATATTCAAGTTCAATTGCCACATGAACAAATTCAACCATTCCATTTTTAATAATTTTTTCTGGGGGTTCGGCAAATATTCTTTTGCCCCAAGTGCTGTCACGGACAATAGAAGAAATTATATCGTGTATTTTTGCACCTTTTGTAAACTGCATACTTGTTTTAGATATTTCAAATTTTGGTTGACCTTTTACGTTAAGTGCTGGATTAAACGTAAATTTTGGTTTTTTGCCCGAAGAATACATTTCAGATAGTACCGGGCCTGGATCAGGCATTGAATACAATCCTCCAGAATTTAATAATTCAGTAACAGCAGAATCTCGTAGCGCGGTGTTTGGTTTAGAATAATTTAACTTATCTCCTTCCATGCTAGGAAATACAATTTCATATCTATCATAATCAGCGGTGGCAGTCCGCCCAGTTTCTTTTTCAGTCGCGGCTTTTTCTGATTGTTCTAAAGAGGTCATTAAATTTTTTAGAATAGTTCCTACAGTAGTACCGCTTATTTGAATAGGTGTCTTTAGATCGTTGCTATCTCCGTAGCCAGTTTCATTGTGAGCAATAGCCTGAACTCTATATTTTGTTCCTGCCTCTGTAACATCAATTTCTACTTTTGTAATGTTAAGAACAAAATATCTATCTCCCGGATCTGCTTTTTGGAGTGTAGTAGATGGGCCAGTTTCCGTATCAGGGTATCCAATAAATTCAACTTTAAGAACAAAGGGAGCTCCCATATAAGACTTATGGCCGGCTGCAATAGAAGCTACCTGTATTGCTTCTAAAAATCCGTTAACACTTAACGGTTCGTGAACTTCAAAACTAATTTTTGTAGCCATTGCAAGATTGGTTGTTTTACTAAATGCCATTAATGTTTCAATTTCAATATTGTTTAGGTACATGTCAAATCGTCCTGGACCTCTTTTATTGAATTCATCAACTAACCCAGAAGCTTTCGATAGTTTGTTGGTTGTTATAGGTGTGGCTCCCTTACCTGCAGATTTAGCAACAACAAAATCAACAGCAGATGCTCTTATAGAGTTAGGATTTGTTAATCCACTTTCTTTTACAGCCGCTAATGTAAACAAATAGTTAAAAGTTCTAAATCCATGTAAAGGATTTGCGTCTCCTGTAAACTTGTATACCGGAATTCCGTAATCATTTTCTTTAACAACAGGGTCTTCCTTGGTTCCTACTTTTACTGATCTTTTTTCAGTTTTTCTTTTAACGTCTTCGCTTGTTGAACTAGATGATAATCTTCGATAAGGAATCACCACATCGGCAGGTGCTGGCTGGGCGCTGATGACATTGCCGGCTTCGTCATATCCCGGTTGGCCCCCTTTAAAAGCCGGTGTAGCATATGGGGTAAGTTTACCCGTAACAGTCCTTCGATTAGCCGGGCCCATGTTATAAACCTAACGAACGTTGAAGTGTACCAATAAGTGGTATTCTTATTTTCTGACCTGCATACATATCAAATATTGGGTCTTTAATAATGTCTTTATTTCTTACGGCAAACACCCACCATAAATTAACATCGTCATATAAGTCAAATGCTAATAAATCAGGCCTATATTCATACTGAGGAAGAATCTCATATTCAACATCTTCTAAAAGAGCAGGTATATTCCTCATTGTCATAATATCAAGATACAACCCGTTAAATGGAGTTTGATAGTAAGGACTAGTATTTTTAAAAGACATTATAGGAATCCTTTAGTTTTAGACGATACAGAATATCCTATATATGCATCGACGTGGTTTAGTTCAAGCAACTCTGCCCTACTATACATCGGTAATAGATTAATAGTTATAGTAGACAGTATTGGTACCATTGATCCAGAGGTGGCATTATTTGAATCTAATCTATCTTGATTTACGCTGGCGGCATAATAATCTACCCCGTCAGGCAAATCAACTCTTACAGATTGTACAACCACAGGAACATTGTTATATTGCATTTCTCCGTAGGCAAAAAATCTGCAAACAGGGGGCGGGGCTCCTGCATTAGAATCCCCACCAAATTTCATTTTAGTAAGAGCTCTGAGACTATGTACAGTTTGCAACCATGTAATGGCATCTATTTTATTTTGGACTGCAAATTTTCCGCTAACACTTATTGGACCAACAGAGCTATTTTTATAAAAATGTAAAGGATAGTTAGAATGAGTAGGGGTTACTGTTGAGTAGTTTGCAGTCCACTCTTGTGTAATTACTGGAGTAAAGGGAAAAATAATACCGTTTTTAAAAGGGTAAAGTCCGCCTGCGGGTACGAGCGGGTCACCGCCTTGTCCAAATGGAATGGAACTAGAGTACAAATATTTTTGTGGAACTACTAATCGCGTCCTAAAATCTTTTTCTTCCTTATATAGTACATCAAAGTCAGGGAGCGGTTGCTTTCCTCCTTTATCAACTTTATTACCTAATCGTACAATTCCTAGTTTTTCGCCAAGGGTACCGAGAGATGTGGCCAATCTCCCTAATTGGGTTTTTGCCAAAAGATCCTTGCCCACTGCTTCAAGAAAGTTTTTTGGTTTTGTACTGTCAAATTGATCGTTGATCCCACTCATAAACACTCCTAGTAATGTATTTACCCAATAAATAAAAGCTATAGTTAACTATTTTGGTTGACAAATGTTTTCCGTTCCACTACACTAGCTAAAAGGAGGTCGCACCTAGATGACCATAACAACATCCCTGACAACAGGCCGCAAAGTAAAATATCTTAATAATAGAGATTTATTAGCAGAGATACATAAAAGTAAGTGTTCATACAGCAGTTTTACTGATCCAAAATTTAGTCAACACGATCTTATTTTGCCAAACATAGATAAAATTAATATACGAACAGTAGCAGAAGCAAAAAGAAACAGGGCAAAACGATTAGGATTAGAAGCATTTGTTGTAGCCAGACTATCCGGAGATAAGAAAGTTAAATTACTTGAAGTAACTCCCGATTACAAAACAATAGCCAAAACAGATATTGTTATAAGAATAATGACATTTGATCATATTCCGCTTGCCCCGGGGCGCAAAAAAACTACAAAAACCGTAGCCGATGCACACGATAGAGTAAACTTTCCTCCTTTCCAACATTTTAAATTTGACGAAGAAGACAATTTAATATGTATAGGAAAAAGCCATTGGAAGGGAACTGTTGACGCAGGACACTTTAGTAAAGATCATGGGCGCATTACTGAGAATTTAGGTAAAATGTATATCAAATTAAGCGAACGATATGCACAACGTAGCAATTGGCGCGGCTATACCTACGTTGAAGAGATGCGCGGACAAGCTGTATTACAGTTAAGCCAGATTGGCCTACAGTTTGACGAAAGCAAGTCGGAAAACCCCTTTGCCTATTATACCGCGGCAGTCACAAATAGCTTCACTCGTGTATTGAATTTGGAGAAAAAGAACCAAAATATTCGCGATGACCTTCTAGAAATTGCTGGATTAACTCCTAGTTTAACTAGACAAACTCAAGCTGAATTTGCTGAAGAAACTGCACGACAGGCCGAACTGTACAAGAATGTACGATTACCTAAATCTGAAGAAACTAGTATAGAAGATGAGGAAGAGGCTTGACTTTTGCACCTACATTTTGTTATATTATATGTAGGAGAATAATAGTCAATGCCTTTGTTTAAAAAAGTTGCGTGTTTTACAGATATACATTTTGGATTAAAATCAAACTCAGTTACTCACAATCAAGATTGTGAAGAATTTGTTGACTGGTTTATTGAAGAATCAAAAAAAGAAGGTGCAGAAACTTGCATATTTTTAGGTGATTGGCACCATAACCGCAATAGCATCAACTTAATTACTCTAGATACTAGTTTAAGGTGTTTGGAGAAATTAGGGGCAGCATTTGAACAGTTCTATTGGTTTCCAGGTAATCACGACCTATTCTATAAGGACAAGCGTAACATTCATTCTAGTGCCTTTGGTCGGCACGTTCCAGGGGTTACTGTTGTAGACGGTATTACAGCCCTTGATGATGTTACCCTAGTTCCGTGGCTAGTCGGGGACGAATGGAAAACTATGAAATCGATTACTAGCAAGTATGTGTTTGGTCACTTCGAACTTCCTAGTTTTTATATGAACGCCATGGTACAAATGCCAGATCACGGTGAGCTTCAACGGACAGATTTAGCCAAGCCCGACTATGTATTCAGCGGTCATTTCCATAAACGACAACATACTGGGAACGTTGTTTATATAGGAAATGCGTTTCCTCACAATTATGCAGATACTTGGGACGACGATAGAGGAATGATGATTTTAGAATGGGGAGGTGCACCTGAATATAAATCGTGGCCGGATGCTCCGAAGTATAGAACAATAACTTTAAGTAAATTAATTGATGGCAAAGATCAAATTATGAAAAGCAAGATGTATCTTAAGGTACATCTTGATATTGACATCACCTACGAAGAAGCAAACTTTGTTAAAGAAACTTATATGATGGAACACGACATCCGAGATATAAGTT